AGGGAACTCACTAGTTATTTTGAACGAGAAGTTTTATCGATTTAAGGAGAAAAGATAAATGGCATACACATCACAAACATTAGCAGACTCTGATTTTGAAGTAGTTGTTAAAACTACAATCACAGGTACTAATGGCACAGCACTTAAAGTAATCGATGCAAGCACTTTTGAGTCTGCTGCAAACGATGGTAGTGACAGATTAGATATAGTTGGTTGTAAATGGTCTGTTAGTTCTCCACTAGATGTAGAATTTAATGCTACTACTAATGTTGTTGCATTAACATTAAATGGTCAAGGCAGTTATGGGTTCGGAGATGGTGCACCCAAAATAGTAAACAATGGTGGTTCAGGAATAGATGGTGACATTTATTTAGAAAACGATGCAGCATGTGTAGGTTTTATCGTATTAAAACTAAGAAAATCTGCTGGTTATACATCGATATAATTACATAGGATAAGGATATGGCAATAAAATTAATATCAGAAGAAGTCGCTAATGTAGAGTATCTTACTGAGCAAGATGAAAATGGTAAGAAGAACTACAAGATAAAAGGTATCTTCATGCAAGCAGACCTAAAAAATAGAAATGGTCGTGTTTATCCTATGGAAATACTACAGAAAGAAGTTAAAAGATATAATAAAGAATATATCTCAGAAAAAAGGGCATTTGGTGAATTAGGTCATCCAGATGGACCAACAGTTAATCTGGAAAGAGCAAGTCATATGATTACTTCTCTAGTACCAGATGGAAAGAACTTCATTGGTGAGGCAAAGATTCTTAGCACACCGATGGGTAATATCGTAAAGAATCTTATGGATGAGGGTGCTAAACTCGGTGTATCATCCAGAGGTATGGGCAGTTTAAACCAGAAAAATGGAGCGAACTATGTGAGAAATGATTTTTACCTAGCAACTGCAGCAGATATTGTGGCGGATCCTTCAGCACCTAGTGCTTTTGTAGAAGGCATAATGGAAGGCAAGGAATGGGTATGGAATCATGGTGCTTTAGTTGAAGCAGAACTTGCACAAGCAAAAGAACGCATTAACAAAAAAGTACAGAAGAAAAAAGCATTAGAAGAAGCATTAGAATTTGCTAAATTTCTTAAAATGCTTTAATTTATAAATATATACTAAACAATTAATAGGAGATAATTCCAATGGATAATGAGTTAGATAGATCTATTGAGGAATTAGAGGCAGAGGTAATCCAGGAACTTGAAGAAGCGAATGGTGCGGATGCTCCTAAAAAAGGTGCTGCTCCTGCCGATAAGGCAGACAAGATCGATGATAAAACATCTGGTGGTGTCGAAGACACTGGTCCTGCTGTAGTAGAACCTACTCAAAAAGTCAAAAAACCAAAATCTAAAGAAGTCAGTGGAGATCCTGCTCAGAAAGGGGAAGGAAGTCCTGACAAAATGGATAAACTTAAAGAAGATGAAGATGTTGATTCTTCTGATAAAGATGTTGATTCTTCTGATACTTCTGAAACCAAAATGACTAAAGAAGGCATGAAAAATAAAATGCTTGCTGCTATGAAAAAGATGAATAAAAAAGAAATGGAAGAACTTTATGCATCTTATAATAAAATGTCAGAAATGGATGACGAAGAAGAAGAAGACGAAGAAGATGTAACAGAGAAGAAGGCAAAAATGAAAGAAGAAGTCGACAACAGAATTAAGGAAATCGATGTCAGCGATGATGTAGATGCTCTTATAAATGGAGAAGGCGATCTTTCTGAAGAATTTAAGTCTAAAGCAGCAACAATCTTCGAATCAGCAGTTAAGTCTAAAGTGCGTGGTGAAATAGAACGCATGCAAGGCATCTACGATGAAGAACTAGTTGAAGCAACTGAAACAGTTAAGTCTGAATTAACAGACAAGATTGATTCTTACTTAAACTATGTTGTTGAAGAGTGGATGAAAGAAAACGAATTAGCAATTGAGAGAGGTCTCAAGGGCGAAATCGCTGAAGACTTTATCGCTGGATTAAAACAACTGTTTGAAGATCACTATGTTGATGTTCCATCAGAAAAATATGATGTGCTTGAAGCACAATCAGAAAAAATTGCCGAATTAGAGGAAAAAGTTAATAAATCTTTAGAGGATTCTGTATCTCTTAAAGAGGAAAATTCTTCCCTAACTCGTCAAGCAGTTATATCAGAAGCGACATCTGATTTAACTGAAACCGAAATTGAAAAGTTTAAGTCAGTTACAGAAGATGTAGAGTTTGACTCTGCTGAATCTTTTCGTAGCAAGATTTACACTCTGAAGGAAAGTTATTTTCCTAAAGTAGTAAGTGAGTCGACTTCGACAATTGATAATGTAGAAACTGGCACTTTAGCACAGGACATTGATGTTTCTGACTCAATGGCAAACTATATGTCTGCAATTAGCAGAAATGTTAAAGGTGCAAATTAATATAAATAAGTAGAAAGTAATAAGGAGAAAATTACAATGTTTCAAACTGAACATCTACAAGAAAAGTGGTCGCCAGTCCTTGCACATCCCGAACTACCAGAAATAAGGGATTCGTACAAAAGGGCAGTAACTACTATCGTTCTTGAAAACCAAGAAAAGTCAATTAAAGAAGATCGTGCTTTCTTGAATGAGTCTGTTCCAACAAACTCATCAAGTGCAAATGCAAATATTGACAACTGGGATCCAATCCTAATATCACTAGTTAGAAGATCTATGCCAAACCTTATCGCTTACGATATCGCTGGTGTACAACCAATGACTGGTCCTACTGGATTAATCTTCGCTATGCGTTCTCGTTTCGCATCACAAGATGGTGCTGAAGCATTAGCAGACGAAGCATTCCCAGATATTTCTAACCAAAATGCTGCTGGTACAATCGGTGGTGGTGATATCGGTGCTACAGAAACTAACCCTTCTGTATTAAACGACACACCTGCTGGTACTTATGTTTCTGCAACTGGTCAAACTACTGCACAAGGCGAAGCACTTGGCGACAGTGGTGCAAACCAATTTGCTGAAATGGCATTCTCAATTGAGAAGCACACTGTTACTGCTGTAACTCGTGCTCTTAAAGCAGAATACACAATGGAACTAGCACAAGACCTTAAAGCAATCCACGGATTAGATGCTGAGCAAGAATTAGCAAACATCTTATCTGCTGAAGTTCTTGCTGAAATTAACCGAGAAGTTGTAAGAAACATTTATGTTTCTGCTGTAATCGGTGCACAAACTAACACTACTACTGCTGGTATCTTTGATTTAGATACTGACTCTAATGGTCGTTGGTCTGTTGAGAAGTTCAAAGGTCTAATGTTCTCTCTAGAGAGAGATGCTAATGCAATCGGTCAACAAACTCGTAGAGGAAAAGGTAATATTATCTTATGTTCTGCTGATGTTGCCTCTGCATTACAAATGGCAGGTGTATTAGATTACACTCCTGCGTTAAACAACAACCTAAATGTTGATGATACTTCATCTACATTCGCTGGTACTTTAAATGGTCGTTACAAAGTTTATATCGATCCATATGCTGCTAACATATCTGCAGACCAGTACTATGTTGTTGGTTACAAAGGTACATCGCCTTACGATGCTGGTATGTTCTATTGCCCATATGTCCCACTACAAATGGTGAGAGCAGTTGGTGAGAACACTTTCCAACCTAAAATTGGATTCAAAACAAGATACGGAATTGCTGCAAACCCATTCCATACTGGAACTGTTGCTGCTTCTGCATCTGGTGCGATCTCAATTACTGGTAACACAAATAAATACTACAGAAGAGTGAAAGTATCTAACTTAATGTAAGATAACTCTACTATCAAGTATTGAATTAAGAGGAACTTCGGTTCCTCTTTTTTTTTGCCTGTCTAAATATAGTAAATAATACTTGACAAAACTCGTCCAATCAGATATAATTGTCATCATATAAGTGAAATAAGGAGATTTATTTTGAAAATATTAGTTCCAGTACACCAGTTTAATAACTTTGGTGGTATTATTAATCATACTGAGCAACTGATTGCAGGTCTAAAAGATTTGGGGCATGAGGTAACATTTGCCTTCTTAAAACCTACTGCTCAGAAACCCAAACCAGTTAATATTGAGATGCCTGAGGGATACGAACTTGGTGCTGGTACAGGTTTACCAGTACATCAGGGGAAAGGTTGGATTACTAACTACTATTCATTTCTTAATAAAGATAGTATCGATAGTTTTGTTAAGATGGCAAACGAACATGATATAGTTATCTGGGAAAGTATATTTGGATTTAAAAATAAAAACTCTGAAGAAAACAAAGATTGGTTACCAATGATTGAACAAGTTACTTCTAAACAAGTAATGATTGTTCACGATGGTAATCTTCGTAAGTTATATCCATGGGTATATAAATTTAAAAATCATATACAAGGTGTTGCTTGTGTACATGTATCAGCATATGAGTCAGGTAAAGCAATGGATATTCCTAGAGCAATGATACTTAATCCTCAAGAGATTGGTGATGTAAATGCTGATATAAATTTTGAGAATCGTAAAAGAGTAATACTATCTCCTCAAACTTTTAAAAGGTGGAAACATGTAGATGATTTAGTTGCTTCTGTTCCTTATATAAATGATTGTGAAATAAAAGTAGCAGGTGATGGTATAGAAAGAAATTATATGACATCTATTGATAAGTGTAAACCAGAGTATCATTGTAACAGAGATAAAGATCCAGATGCTAGTGAAGATCGTTTGGGTAAAAAGATATGGGACAATGCTACTGACACAGGTATGGAGTATCTTGGTTTCATAACTGAAACTGAAAGAGATAACATACTAAAAGAATCTTTGTTTCTTATAGATCCTTCATGGTCTAGAACTTATGGTGAACACTTTAATAGAACTATCGTTGATGCAATGAAAACTGGAACAGTTCCTATTGCTATCAATTTAGGAATCGCACCTGATGAAGATGGTGTTGGTTCTTTATTTAAACCAAACGAAAACTATTTAATGCTTAAATATA